AAATCCCTTCTCCATGATTTCCAAGAACATCAACCCAATTTACTTTATAGCCAACATATTTGCGACCCTGTGAAGTTACAAATCCAAAAGGATAATCAGTTCCATAAATAGAACCGCCACTCATTGTCCCTACTAAAGTTGAGTTTTTCCATAATTTATAAACTGCTCCACTTGCGGAAGATGAACAAGCCTCAATAAACGATGTGAAATCATTTTGAAAATTATCATTTGGCTCATCAACGTTTGCAAGAACCTTTATTTTAAATTGTGAGCAACAATCCCAAAGTTCTTTATTTGGCAATAATAAACTTGGAAGCCCTCCTCCTTGATTAGCGTTAAGGGTTTGAAATGTTTTTGTAGCTGTTTCTCCGTCAAACATATTTTTTCAGTTTATTCGATTATTTTATTTTGACCGTCCTCAGTTAATTTATCTTGACTATCCTCTGTTATTTTGCTGCCTTCGGGAGCCTCATCTTTCTCATAAATTCTTGCAACGATTGTATAATTAATGTTCCCTGTAGGAAGCAAAGTATTATCTATAACAGCCTCGGCCTTTATCGTTGTTGGGTTTACCTGTGTCAAAACAATCTTTTCATCAAGCCCCGAAATAGGTGTAAATAAAGTCAAAGGTGTTGGTGTTTCCCATTGACTTGAATATCTATTCCTGCCTCCAATACCTCCCTGCTCATAAACCTCAATTCCAAAAACAACTACAGCGTCAGCAATATCAAAAGGAGTGGTCCGTTCAAATGTAGCCCTTATTAATGTAGGTGCAAATGCTTGAATGTAATCTATTCCACCTGCAGAAAGAGGTGTTCCCGAAAGTGTAAAAGACTCTACTTGTTTTGTTGTGAAAATAGGGTTTGAGGCATAGTCATTTATATGAAGCAAAAGGTCGTCGTCTTGCTGCCATTGTTGACCGTCAACGATTCCGCTTACTCCACTTCTTAAATATATCTCCCAATCTGATGTGATATAATGTAGCCAATCTTGATTGCTTCCATTGTTTGGTTGAGAAGGATTAAAGAAGTCGGTGTTTACTCCTATCAATTGAACCCAATATTCCCACCTTATCATAAATGGATAGTTGACATAAAATTCAGTTCCTCCACCTATAAAAACAGTTTCTATAGTAATATTTTTGCGTATTTCACCTGCAGGAATTTGAAATATTCGTGGAGTTGAGAAATTCATCACAGGCTGACCTGCAATGTAAATCATATTTACAGGTAAATTCCAACTTTCTAACAAGAATTCGGCTCCGTCTGATATTCTTTTTGCGACTATTTGCTGTCTAAATTCAGTGATGTCAATTATGTCGGGATTTGGGATTGGTGAAAAACTTCCTATTATCCTTGACCTCATAACACACTCATCGTTCTTGAAAGTGGTCGGCAAAATAGTACCTGAACCTGTCTCATCTTCCCAATGTCTGAAAAGATAAATATAGTTATTGTAATCTGCAGGATTTGGTGTTGTATCAAACTCATAAGGCTGAGTTATAATTGCCTGTTTATTTTGAATTGCAGCACTACTTGTTAAGTCAGCAATCGTAACCCAAAAAAGGAACCTCGGTGTTTGGCTTTCTTTAAATACTAAATAGGCATCGTTTCCAATTAAAACCTCCATTTGAACGTGAAGCTTATAGTCATTAACTATGTCAACTTTCCACCTGTATATCGTTCCTGATGCTGTCCCTGAATCAACAGGATACTTCCAAATACTATCAGACTGTCCTGCTTCATTTTTAAAAACAAAGTTCGTTTCAAAATCCCTGCCATTTGTTTGATATTCCGCCTCTAAATTAGGAATCTTGCATAGGCCAAGCAGAAGTCTTGTAACGTCCGTAAACGTAACGTTTGTGGCCTCTATATCAAATTCTACTAACTGAATACCACTTAAGGCAGTTAATATTAATGATGTTTTAGCAACCCCTCCGTATGAAAAAGCTACGTTTGTTATAAATATATTCTGTGTTCCTCCATTAAATACCTCGTTGAACCACCCACTATTCCCCAACTCTAAAGGACAATCCGTACTTTGATTTGAGTTTGGGTTTTGAAATTGAGCTGCTGCTCTTATTTGATAGACATGCCTTAAACATTTATTGTTAATGTAATAACTCGGTGCAATAATGTTTTGCAAATCTGTTATTTGAGGTGCTAAAAAAATCGGGAGAACATTTGTTTCATGAATTATCTTGAAGCTTTGCCTTCCTGTAGTTAAATCCGTAGCGACTCTTTGAATTGTGGCCGAGCCTATTTGATATGGAGGTAGTCCATTGAATACCATATTAACAGGTGTCGTGCCCGACGCAGGAATATTCAATGAGGTTAAACTTTGAAATTGACCGTCAACCTTTGACAAGAAATTTATCGGCTCATTGTTTTCAATAAATCCATAAGGCATTGACACTCCTGTAATAATTGACAGATTGTTTATGATCATGTCAAAATCAGAGTAGTTATTTGGAAGTGGATTACCTGTGGTCAAACAATTACTTAAAAGAATATTGTTATTTGTAAACTTATTTATAACAGTAAACTTATTGTTTGTCGCAAAATATCCTGTTCCTACTATGTTTATAGTGTCACCAACATTTAATGGAGAAAACCTACCTGAATTATTGAATAATTGATTTTGAAAAACAGGTGTTTGAGTAGTTAAAGGGCTGTTCGCTGTAAAAGAAATTTGAGTAAAGCACTCAAAATCAATCTCAATTGTTAAAGGCTCGCCTATGGCAAACAAGGACCAATGAACGCTTGTTGAAGGCTTTAACCTGTCTTTTATTTTCCTTGAAATTATCGTTACAGCCATCTTTTTATTGATTAACTTCTTTAAACTTTTCCTTTATTTCCTCAATTTGTTTTAACAGTCCGCTTTCTTTTAATGCTGTAGCCATTTTTAGCTTTTCCTCATCTGTTCCTGCATTGTCTTTGGCATCATTAAGCATTGTTTCAACTTGTTTAAAAAGCGACTCAATGCCATTTGTGATATTTTTTACATCATCTTTAACTCTATTCCCCTGTTGGTTCTGTGAAAACATAACTTAAATTATTGGTGTAAATATACGGTTCTTTTGTTTTTATTTCTGCAAAGTTATTCCAAATATTGAATTTTACAGACTCTATTTTTATAATATCACCTGACTCATTAAATGCATTCGGGTTATTCTTCAATGATAGGTAGTTTTGCACCGTTAAAGGTACTGTCGGAAACGTTCTTTTTTTAAATTGAGAGAAATAATCTATAGAGTAATAATTGTCAAAGTGCTTTTTTGCTGTGGGCTGATTGACCTTTAATTTACCGTCGGTGCCAAGCGCTAACAATTTATTTTCAGAAAAAGAATCTGCTTGAAGCAGGAGCATTCCTATCCTGTTATCCAAAACGTCACCCAAAGGCTCATAAACTATCGGAGTTATTGTAGGAATATCAGGGAAGTCAAAAGAAACGAATGTTTCAATAAAATCTATCGCATCATTTATTAAATCAATAATATCATTGATCACCCCAATTACTGCATTCAAAGCGTTTACTGTAGGAATTATAATTGCATCTAAAACTTCCCCAATCGTATCAAATATTTTCTCTATAGGTGTTAACTCTGCCTTCCTTTTACCGAGTGCAAAGTTAAAATTTACTTGCTGCAAACCCCTCATTAATACCATTTTTTGATTGATAACATTTATTGGTTTTACAGTAACTTGAAAATTAGTTCCCTTCCAATCTGTTATCGTGTTAGAATCAATTAAGTCCCACTTAAAACTACTATCAAAGTTAGCCTTAAACTCATCTGTATTTAACGTGAATTCAGGGTTATAAATATCAGGTATAGTGTACTGTGGAGCTGACGTTGAAAAGTCCTTCCTTTCAAATATTAAGGTGCTTCCCTGTAATATTATTTTGCCATTAAATAAATCTTTTTGATCAACTATAAATTGAGCAAAAGTCCCCGAAGGAAAGCCAAATTGAGGGAATTCATTTGGTGCAAACGCTCCCAATATCCCAAAGTTAAATTCATTCTGTGGGTTAACAGGAACAACCGACTTTTTAGGAATTATATAATAGTCATTCGGGATCACTGAACTTTGGAAGGTCAATTGCAAATGTTGACAGCCTTTCTCAAATAGTCTTCTGACAGAAATACCTTTATGATATTTTACCTTTTGAATTATCAAAGCGAATATCTGCTTCACCAATAAAATACAGGCAATTAATAAAGTAGTAAACTTTAATATTTGAATAATAATGTAGAAAATCATTCCATAACTTATAGGGTCGGCTGTCAAACTTGCTATGGCCGAAATCAAGTCTTTTCCTGCAGCAATTAAAGATTGAGTTACAAAGGCAAAACCTATCGTCATTGTAATCATTTTCTGATAGTCAGGTATGCTGCTTATAATGTATGGAATGTCTATAAAGTCACTTTGAGTAATTACCCCAATTGAAAAAAGATATTCAAATGAGAAGCCTGTAGCGACGTCATTCAACCAATCAAGAGAGTAGTTTGCTTTTGACTTTGCTGTTATTTCAAACTCATTGAAAACAGTGCTATCTGAAAGGTCAATGTATCCGTCAAAGACACTTGACGTAGCCCCCTGCGAATCTGATTGCTCAATCCTAAAAGGTATCCCCTCAAAGATATAGCCATTGGTTATCCAAGTGTTAACAGCGTCAATGTTTTCACGAACAAAATTCCAATCATTAATAGTTATTTGCTCTGACTTGAATTCATTATCTGAAAAGTTGACCTCTAATGACAATTCTCTCCAATTTGAAGGAGGGTTTATGATTGAATTGTTTAAATAAAACTTTATATCACTTGCCATTATATCCTGTTTTTATGAATAGTTATATCTTTTATTCCCTTTTTTACTGTGGTTTTTATGATGTCACCCAAATTACTTAACTCTACATTTTGGACAGGTTTATTATTTATGGCCTCTGCAATCATGTCTAACTTTTGTAATACTCTAAAGTCCATAACACTTTTAGGTGACTGCTCCACCTTATTTGAAACACTTCCATAGTTCAAGAGAATCCCTTTATTGTAGGCTTCAAGAACATTTGCTGCTTCATCGTTTGAGATATTCCCAATCTTTTGATTTTGTGAAGGATTAAAAATACGTTCTTTCCCGTCAACTGCAATCACATAACCGTCGGTGCCGGAGTGAACCTTGCTCCCTTGAAGGTCACGACCTACGTTTTCAGTTCCTTCAATGAAATTCCCTGAAATAACTGCTGCCAAAGTAGTGTCTATGATTGCTTTTTGGAGGGCTGTAGTAGGCTCTGTTTTGGCATAACTTGAAAATAGGTTATAGAATGCAATTATCTTTTGCTCCCTAACCTCCTTTTGTTTTTGCCTCTCACTTTCAAGTGCCAACTTTGCCTGTTTCTGTCTTTCAAAAGCGAGGGTGTTTTCTAAACCCCTTTCAGCGAGTCTTTGCTGCAAAGATATAGCCTCCTCATTTAACTTTTGTTCTGCAGCCAAAGCATCAGCCCTTAACTTATACCTTTCCTTTAAAGCCTTATCAAGGTTTGCGACCACCTTATCTGTTTCAGCAATGTCCTTTTGAATTTGCTTTTGAAATTCAGCGTCCTTTTTTAAGGCCTCTCTTTTTTGCTTTAGAAACTCCTCAAAAGATTCAATTTCACTTGCATAAAACTCCTCCATTAATGCTTTTTGAGTAGTGTTAAATTCAACTGCTCCTGCGATTTGAGCTGCTTCAAATGATGAAGTTCTTTTTTCATTCATCTTATCAATTAAAGATTGAACCTCTCGCATTTCACTATTTATTGTTTCCGACCTTGTTTTTGCGACAGTCATGTTATCCTCATCAATTAACCTTTGTAGTTCCTTGCTCCTTTCCCTTCGAGCGTTAACCCAATCTTCAAGTTTTTTATCCCTTTCCTCCCTTTGCTTTTTTTCCTCCGCTGCTAACTCTTTTGCCCTATTTGCAGCAGCCTCTTTTTCGGCTTTGGCCGCCTCGGCTGCTGCTATTTCTTTTTCAAGAACCTGAGTTTTTATAAGTGCTGATGATTCATTCTTAAAGTTTTTCTGCAATTCAAGCAAGTCCCTGTTAAATTTCCTTTTGTTTAACATTTCTTTGTAGTCACCCCTGTAGCCCTCCTCCATTCTTCCATTCCTTAACTCTGAAAGGTTTAAATCTAATTCTTTAGCTAACTTTAAAACTGCATCGGAATAATCTTTTGATATTTTCTTCCTTTCGTTGCTATTTTGCAGTTCTTTTAATTTAATATCGGCCTGTTCTTTTGTGATTTTGCCTTGCGCCTCTGATAATTTTATTAAATATTCAGCCTGTTTATTGCCTAAATCTTGAATGTTTGTAGTGGTTCTTTCAATGTTTTCATTCAATGTTTCAGTGATGTCTGAAAACGAAGTGAATGACTTTATAACGTCATAAGTAACATAACCTATACCTGCTATCGCTGCTGCAATTAAAGTCAAAGGATTCAACAATAAAGCCTTCCCTACGTTAAACAATGCAACCCCTAAGGCCTTTAACCCCGAGACTATTTCAGTTAAGGATATAGCTTTAATTACTGAACCAAATTGCTTTGCTTTGTCGGCTGCTCCTGCAAAGTCTAAATCCTTTATATCACCACCTACTTGACCAAAAAGATTTCCTGCAGTTGATAATTTGCTGTCATTTGCGAACGCTTTTGTTGCATCTTTTGCATCATTTATTTTGTCTTTTAAAGCACCTGCCTCGGCTGCAAGTTTGTTAAATTGCTCACTACCTACCTCCAACCCTTGAAGTTCCTTCTGAATAGCTTTTAGCTGTTGTGGATAGTTCCCGACATTTCTTTGGAATTCACCAACTGACTGCTCTGCTCCCCTAATCTTTTTATCAAGTGCTTGAAATTCCTCACCTAAAGATTTGTAAAGTTTACCATTGGTCCTTCCTGTAAACTCTAATTCCTTTAGCTGTTTTTTTATTTCATTTAAGTGCTTTGTGCCTTTAACGTATTCACCGTTTAAACTGTTTAAAGCCTTCTCCGCTGCTCTATTTTGCCTGTTAGTTAACTCGGTGTTCTTGATCACTTCACGTTGAGTTCTAACCTTTTCCTGCAGTAACTTTTCAGATTGCTTTAATACTTCTATTTCGCTTTTTTCAATTAATGCTTTTTGTTTAATTAAAGCTGACGACTCTGCGATTGCTTGATTAAGTTTCTTTACATCATCATAAGACTTCACTTTAAAAGTGCTTACAAATTGCTTCTGAACCTCCATAGAACCTTTCAATTCGTTCTTGGTATCCCTAACTATCTGCAGAAACTTTTCGCTGCTTGAAATCGCATCTTTAAATGCATCTTTTTCAAATAGGTCACTTGCTGATAACGCTTTTCCTGTACTCATGTTAATTTTTATTTTTAAGTGATTGCTCCTTATTATATTCTCTTAAATATCCATACCATTCGGAAACAGTTATTTTTTTAAGGTTTATCTTGAATCCAAACCATCTTTCTAACATAAGCCTTGTACTTGACAGGCCGACACCTTTTAGTTCTTCAAGAGCCTTTAATTCATTTATCCTTAATTCAATTAATGTTAAGTTAAACCTATCCCCTGTAATTGCAAGTTCAAGTTCTAACAAACATATCTCCTGCAGGAGGTCAATCTGCTCTTTGAATTGTTCTGAAATTCCAAACTCATCAACTAATTGTCGTTGAATATTTTCAAGAGCCTTTACGTTGTCGCCAAAATATCCCTTTTTTTTAACAAGATATTCATATTTGTTTTCATTTATTACCTTAAAGTAATTATGAATAGGCATCTCATCAATGCTGCTATAAAATACTTTTTTTAACATAGTCAATTATTATTGGTTTTGATTTTTCAACTAACTTTTCAATACTATACTCGTTAAGCCCCACGAATTGACCAAATGATTTTTGCAAATCCTTCCCCTCTTTTATTGTGTTCGCTGAAAGCATTAATTCAAGCGCGACTATTTTAGTTTTAAAAGTTGAATAAAGAAGCCCTGTATCTCGCATCGTAACTCTGTCATAAGGCTGACCTTTTTCCTTCTTCATTGCGATTGTAAAGTCGGTATAGACTTCACTCGGCCGAGCCCTTCTTGATCTCATTGCCACCCCAAAAACATCAACCCCTTTTTCAAACAATTGAATGTCTTTGTTTAAATGTATTGCTTCCATTTGGATTTCCTTACTACTTATAACCTCCTTTGTTACCTTATCTTTCGATAATTTATGAAGTTTATTTGCAAATAATTCAAGATTCCACATGATGCAAATGTATAAAAAAAGCCCTAACATTTACGATAGGGCTTTTCATTAAGTTAATTAATTTGTTAAACTACGACTCCTGTAGTTCCTAACATAGTTGAAGCATCAAGTGAATTCTTTTTAAGCAATGGCTGTAAAACGTCAGCCACTACCTGAGAAGGATACGTTAACGTATATTGACCTGCAACTGTCGTACTTTCAACTACACTCACTAACGTTACGTCAGAAGCATCTGTAATATTATAGATTCTACTTGCAAGTAAGCTGTCACTTGATATGAAATCAGAGATTGTTAAACCACGAACAGGAGTTTCATGAATAATGTCACCCTGCTTAATTTTCAAGTTAACAACCATTTCTGTTTGGTCACAAGATAATACCTCGGCATAAACATTCATCAAGCCTTTTAAGTTAACAAGGTTAATACCTGTAATGTCAGAAGCTAAAATCATTTTCATGTCCTCGTCTCTCTCATCAATTGCCCACTCAAAAGAAAGCATTAACTTCTGAACCGCTGAGTCGTTTGTGAAAACAAACTTTGAGTTAAAAGTCGCTGCATCAATTGCGATAGGATAAAGCAATCCATCATTGTTCTTTACTTTACCGATTAAATTACCATTATTGTCAATGATAAAAATACCGAATGTTGAACATTGATTTGCGTTTAATTGACCTGATAATTCAGGGCTGCCTTTAATAATTAAGGCTGTTACATTTCTCACCCCTTGGCGAATAAGGATTTTGCTTTGGTCTTCAAAGGTTTCGTAAACAGGCTCTGCTCTTTCTCCTGCTACATTCTTTAATTCGCCTGTAGGATACCAACGCTTTGAGTCGTCGGCCTCGTTTACTAATTGCGTAAAAAAGTTACTACTTAAAGTAACCAAAGGGTTAACACTATTTTCGGTTCCGTCGTTAGCGACAAGAGGTACTAAAATGAACTGTTTTTGTACTCCAATAATTGGATAACAGTTTGGTCTTCCTGTATTTTGAAGTGATACATCACATGAACATAAACTCATTTTTTTTATTTTTTATTATTGTGAATAATTAATTTGAACAGGCTGTAAAACTTTTATTGAAAGGTATTTTTATGAGCATTTCAGTTCCTGAAATATTATCATCGAAAATCTTTTTAATTACTCCCGAGATACTTACCTCCCCGAAACTTGCATAGTCATTTTCCTCATAAGAAATTTTATTCGCTGCATTTGTGTAAGCGTAATTTTTAAGTGATAATTCAAAGGCTTTTACTAATTGTTTCATCGGCCTTATTGCATTTTCAATATGGTCACCACGAAGCCAATTCTTTGGGTCGCAATCAACCATAAAATAAATAGCGCAATCAGAAACGTAATCAATTGTGCTCTCATCATCTTCAAAACTTTCCTTCGCATTTAAGTGAAGGTAAATAAAAGGCAGTTTGAAATTACTGCTCTTTACTTTTATCAATTCAGAGTTTACCTCCAAAAAAGTTCCGTAGTAAAAGAAAGGTATTGCTAATTGGTAAACTGATTCTACAGGTTCTATCATGCTTTCAACTGTTATTGAAACATTCATTTCAACTTCAACGATTGTCATGCCGGAGAGTAGTTTCCCAAAAGAAGCCCACTTCGTATTTGTTGAGTAAAGTTTGTACCTGTTATCCCCCAAATCCTCATAGTCAGCAATTGTGATGTTTAGGTCAATTGCATTAATGATATTTCTGATATGGTCCGTAGTTATTAAGCCCATGAGATAGGTAGTTTTAATCTTCCATCATATCCTGTATATTCAAGATCAATGAAATACTCCTCAATAAAATACTGAATTGATAAATAAGAAGACAAGGCCTCATTAAATCTGAACATTATAGTATTGTAATTTATCTTGCTCGGTGAATTAATTGTGCTTTGACTTTGCGAGTTTCCTGCAATAGTATTGTTTTGGCTTTGCTCGGAAGTGAACCCTGCATAAATGAATTTAGCTAACATCACAACCATTCCCTGACTGTCAACGTTCTCATCATTTATTACCTCAAAAAACTTATTGTATATCTTTAGAAACTTTAAAGATTGAGGCACTCCGCCAACTAAATCATCTACAAAAAGGTCATATAATTCCTTTCCTAAAAGTTCAATAAGTATCCTTTCTTCACGTTCCTCAATGTATTCAGTTAATTCCGCTGACGTATAAACATCAGTCGCAATTGCGTAATTTCCTTTAAAGTCCGAAAGATTGATAATTATTCCCATTTATTCAACGATTTTTGCAAAGCCTCTTGATACTAAAATGTCAGCTACCTGTATTCCTACATTAAACATTTCGCCTTCCTGCATACCTTCACCACTCTTGATAATAACTATTTCTGTTGGTTCTGAAGGGTTTTTGTAAGTCTTTGGTACTGCTACCTCAACTGACTCCTGAACGTCGCTTGATTCAACTTCAATTGGTTCTGATACTTGTTTTGATTTTGCCATTGCTTTTTATATTGAAAAATTAATAAAGGGAGGGTTTCCCCTCCCGTTTAAACTATGCTTTTTTGATAGCTGCAATATCAGTCGCAAAAGTACCTTTAACGAACGCTGTTCTATCGTTATTTTTGGTTACTAAAGCACCTCTCCACTCAGCAATAATAGTTCTCAAATTCTTGGTGAAGTCGTTTCCGTCCAAACCAATTGAGATTCTAACTCCTTGTCTCGTGTATAATGTAGCCATATCAAATGCTCCTACTAAATACGTCCCTACAGTTACAAGTGTAGTTGGTATCATAGGCACTCCGTCCAATAATAATTGACCTGCAACCAATGACAATCTTTCGATATATCTTTTGTCGGTGCTTGATACCTTTTTGGTTTTCAAGGCTGCAATCGTTGTTGGATTTAATAAAATAGCTGTCGGCATTTCTTGCTCTGCAAGTGCAATTTGATTCATTGCCACCACTAAAACGTCAACTTCGTTTGGATTATCAACCTCGTTCGCTTGACCTGTCGCGAAAGTTCCTGCAGCAAATGCTGTCGCAACTGTTCTAATTCCATTCAAAGCAGGAGCCGTTCCATTACCACTATACGCTGTAAGTTCAACGTCCTTCATTAATTCTCTTAACAACTCGTTGTTAATTTCAGCGTTAATGAAGTCAATATCATCTAACATTTCAGTTGAAACTTTGATGAATGCTGTACGCTTAACAACTGCTTGTGATGCCACAACTAAATCATAATCAATTTGATTTTTAGTGATACCTTCCGCTGTTCCACCTGCAGACCCGTCTTTGTTCGCTTGATAAACCCATGAAATGATGTTTGAAGACGCTGTCCCACTTGCGAATAAATCCATTAAACGTACTCTGCGAGTCGCAATAACATTTAAGCCTGTGATTCTTTGCTCTACAGGAACGTTACCACCTGAAACATTGCCTGTGATAGTCATGTTACCAACTTCTTTTGTGGCAAAAGAAAACTCATTTCCTTTAATGTCATGAAGTTCACCGTTCTTTAATGCTTTTAACTTTTCAATGTTATCCTCCAAACCTTTGCGAACGCTGTCTTTAAAAGTAAGACCACCTACATTCTTTTCGCTTTCAGATAACTTTTTGATCATAAGACCGTGTTGCTTTAGAGTTTCATTTAAAGATTTCATTTGGTCAATTCTATCCTGTGCCAAATTCTCCTGCATTTCTTTTATCGTTGCAAGATTCTTTTCATTGCTCTCATCAATTAGTCTTTTGATTTCTAACTTTGAAGCTTCGTTTTTGGCATTGTAATACTCGGCCAACTGTTCAGGAGAAGCGTCTTTTAAAAAGACATTTAACTCCTCGCCTTTTAACTCTTTAAATTTACCCTCTGTCATAAACACAGGAAGTAAAACTGCAAAGCTAATTGCCTCGGCTGTAATTACTCCACCATTTTTGAAGGTCGATGCATCAATACTTGACACGCTGAACGCGATAAGTCCAAACACCATAGCCATTAAGAAAACTTGAATGTTTCTTTTTCTTTGTGCAAACTTTATTTTCATTGAGTTCGCATTGTCTTTTTTGTAATTTAATTCTTTGTAGTACATTTTGTTTTTAGTTTAATAAGTGAATTAATTTGTTTTTAATGAATTGAGTGGAGTTATCCGACTCTTTTGAAGTGATTATATCGGCTTCAATGACTTTGCTCTCAACCGAAATGGTCGGAGTATATTGATTGCTGCCAATTACGACAGCACTTCCTTCAATAATTTTGGCTTCAGTAACAGCCCAAAACATTCCCTGTTCCTCGGCATCTTGTCTGTTTACTACCTGCCCAATGTACTTATCCCAATTTGCTTTCTCCTCGGCATAGTAAGAGTCACTTGAATTTATGCAAAGAAACAAGGTCACGTATTGCATTCCTACAGAATGATTTCTAACATAACCTTTAGTGTACTGCTCAAACATATATTCATTTCTTTCAGCCTCTACTTTTGCATTGAAAACCAAAGCCTCTGTAACTCCTGAAAATGAAGGATAGCCTAAATCATTCCACGAATACATTTCGGCACTTGCTTTAACCTCATCTGAAATGATGTTTTCAAATACCATTTTATGCTCCTGCAGGAGGTATAATTGTCTTTGCTCACTTAAAGTCTTTTTCCATAAACCCTTAATGTGAACGTCTCCATGAGAATCAAGAACGTTCGTTGTATTGATTATAGCTTTAACTGATATGCTTTTTATTAACTCTAACGTATCTTCGTAGTCGTCCTTGTTAGCTGATTGCTTAACTACTTTTGACTCGCTTACAGGGCAAATTACAGAGTCAGCAATTTTCATTGATGCTTTCTTTTGCGCGATATACAACTTCGCATTGTCTTTGAAGTGTTTAAACTTTAATTCTTTCGTTGCAAACTCGGTCATTTTTTCACAATTTTCTTTGTTTTTACTAATTGCTCCCTCGCTTTTTTTACTTCTTCAACTTCTTTCTTTGATAATTTTGCCATTTCTTTCGATGTCAAATGTATGAATAATTTAATTTACTGCAGGAATATTTTTTTGTTCCTCGGGAGTATTTGCAATCGGCACCCCACCAATCATTAAAATATCAGCGTTATCCTCAGGCAAAGTTTCATAGTCTAACTCCCTTCTTACTTCGTTGGCTGTTAATATTCCGTTTTGTTTTACCATAGTAAATATTTGAGCCTTCCTTAACTTGTCCTCCTGTAAAGCTTCAACACCTGAAAAATCTTGACGCAATCTATATTCACCTACAGGATAATGATTCTTGATAATGAATGAAAGTCCATCACAAACCTTTTTGCTTAATGGAATGATGCAATTTGTGTACATTGCCTTCTCCGCTTCTAACCTATTATTGTACGTCTTATTTTCGGGATCATTGAATAATGATGAATCAAGACCATAAACATTACAGAGTGCACGAGTGTTAACAACTCCTTTTTCAATTAACTGCAAATCTGAAGGACTCATAGCCATTTGGATAAACCCGAGGTCCTTGTTGGTGACTTTTATTTTACCGAAATTATGAGTGCCACCTGTTTCGTTGTTCCAAGTATTTTGTGCTTCCTTTGCTTGTTCAGGAGTCATTGGTATATTGGACTTGTCGGTTATCATACCTATAGCACCTCTATTTTGAAGGAGTGCTGCATCGGCTTCCCACCTATCGTTTCCTGTTTTAACTACCATTGCAGCAACTTGAATCGGGCTTAAACCATAAAGGTCTTCATTAAAAGAATTGAAACAAGGGTTATGGAATTTAATGTGAGATACCTCCTCCATTGTAAACTCTCTGTGAGTCCTTCCATAAGTAAACAGGTACTTATATTTAGGAATAAAGAAGTCTTGGTTTGATTCAATTGTCACCGAGTCAGAAGGCAAAATGTCAATGTCTTGGTAAATATCCCCCTGTATAGTAGTGCCACATTTAATGTAAGCGTTCCCTGTGGTTAATAGGTATAGTAATATCAACTCATGAACATCACCCCAATTATAGCCCTTAATAGGATTTGGGTTTGCCATTAAATCAAAGAGGGTGCTATTTTGGACTTCCTTCCACGTTCCATTGTTAAACCTTCGTTCAACTATCCATTCTTGTGCTTTGCTTACGTCAACTATCTTTCTAATTATTGAATAAACATCTACATTTGAACCATAACTTTGACTTATTAAAGAGCCATTATTCATAGCTAATGAGTTCGCTGCAAAACTTCCAAACATTTTATAAATATTTTCTCGTTGTTGCTCCGTAGTTCCGAGTGACCTAATCCAATTTATAAATCCCATTTTATAGTTATTTTTTTACAAATGTAATTCTTTTTTTTAACCAAAATAAAAAGCGACTGCAGGAATTAATTCATCAAAGGCATACCTCAAAGGGTCAATTAAATGATTCATTGCATCAATAGGTGTTTCAGACTTCTTATCATGCCAAGTATAAGCCCTCAATTCCTCCTTTAAGTTCAGGCTGTTAGGTGTTACGATTATCTGATAGTCCTGCATTCTCTTGATAGTATTCCTCACAGAATCGGCTCCTTTTGCTGCGGGTTTGATATTGAAACCTGCGATTGAAATGTTTGTGATGCCTCGGGCATCAGCACAATCGGCCACAATTAAAGTATTTTTATTTTTGATCAATGAATTCATTTCTTGAATCAACCTTTCTGATGAGTTCCCTGACCTATACATTACCTCATCTGCATAAATAATCTTTTTCTTTTTATCAATTGCTACCTTTATTAAAGTGTCAGGGTCTTTAAAACCAAAGTCTTGACCATAGATATAAGGCAAACTATCATCAAATTCACCCTCCTGCCAATTTTGAAATATCGCGCCCTGCAAAGTTCCTATTTCACCGAGGCCATAAACCCTCCACCAATTTGCCCAATATTCAGAGTGCTTTCCCTTTTCCTTTTTTTCTAAAAGTTCTTCAAGTTTATTCGGTGATAGTGCTTCATTGTCAAGATAGGTAAGCAAAAGAAATTCGGCTGCCTTCATAGGTAAAACCTCATCATGAACCCAAAATGCTCTTGAAGGATTGAAGTCAATATAAACCTCATCAGACCTTCCCATAAGTTGATTCGCTATTTCCCACTTGATGTAGTTTGCTTCATTCAGAAAGAGTATATCTCGCTTTCCTGCAGCGTGAGCCTTCCCTGCCTCATCGAACGCTTTAAATTGAATCTTACTACCACTTGCAAAGGTATATTGGAGAGGGCTGTTTATAAAACTATTCTCATTCCACCTGTTCGTGTCCTTCATTATTTCCTTGAAAATGTCTAAAGCACCGTCTTTTACTGCTCCTAAAGTTTCAGCGACAATCGTAATCTTTAAACCTTTCTCACGAATTGCACGATCTATAAGTATCGGAATTATTGAATACGTCTTTGAGGCATAAGTCCCACCTTGAACCACCCGAATAGGTGACTTCATTGCATGAATTTTCTTTAATGCTGTGGTTATTTGAAAAGCCATTTATTAATCAAGTTTGAAAAGAGGCTGCTCATTGGTAACCTTCATTTCGCCCTTTGCAGGAGCATAGTCTCCCTCTATTTTACTTATTTCAGTCTGCAGTCCTATGATAACAGTTCGTAATCTTGAACGCTCAGACACGCTTAATTCACGCGATACTTTTTGCACCCTGCCATTTACGACCACTGTGTCAAATGTTTTATTGTTTGATAGTTCATAAATGCAATTGTCAACCTCTGCTTTGTAATTCAAAAGACGTTCTGTTTTGCTACCTATTTTTGTCTTGATTATTGTCAACTGTTCCTCGGTATGTTCGCTGTCCTTTGCTTTTTTAAGAACATCTAAATACTCTGAATAGTGCTCATTGGCGACCTTCCACGCTCTATCAAACGTTCTTTCGCTTGTTTGCCATTTCTTGCCAAAAGCAGACATCACATTTTGTCGTGATACGTTTCCTGTCTTTAAATGGTCAGTTATAAAATCAATGTATGCATTCCTGTTATTCATATTGATTTCTTTTTTGAGAATTTAGTATTATCAAGTAGTGCAAAGTTTATTATAGGCTTTCGAGCCCAATCATCATTCGTGTCAATCGGCCTTTCTTTTGGGACACTTTCAATACTTTTATAAACTATAACGTTTTTAAGATTATATCGTTCAATCAACTCATCTTGTCTGCCTCCATAACTTGCTGTCAATATTAAGTTTTTTGGAATGTCATTTATCCTGTTCACCCAATATTGAAGTGACTTTGTGTAAGCCCACATCTCAACTTCGGGATTGTCAATTGCAAGTTGAACCCACATATCAAAGTATTTTTGATTAAAAAAGTCACCTGATGAATGAATCCTAATTGATTTGCAACCTGCAGGAATAACAGGAATACCTCCACCTTTTACGAGATCAAAGTTTTTATGTCTATGTTCACGAACTGCAGGAAACCTCTCCGAACTTGCTGCATAACATTTATATTGACCTCTGTGAATGTCAAACTTGCCTGAATCTCTGTCAACTGTGACTTTGCATTCAAGCGCAAAAGGACATGTACTTCCTGTCGGCAAATTCCATTCGTAAGCTATTCCACTATAATATTTTTTGTTTTTTATAAACATATTATTGGCCTATTTTGGAGTCCATGACTTTGAAAACTCTTTATCTTTAAACACTTCTGACTTTGGGATACCTGCTCTAAAAAGCAACCTAACCACTTCTTCCTTTTCCATCATTAATCGTGACATTATTTCTTCACCACAAACTCCCTGCTCTACCATATCAGTGACAATGTTTGACATTTCAAGAACTCCATGAGTCCCTCTCGCACGATTGTGACGTATCGTAGCCATTTGCTGTTGAGCCTTGTCTTTAGGGTGAACCATAACAGTTGGAACCTTCCCTCCGGTGAGAGCATAAATTTCTTTTGAGCCCGAAACGGTCCACCTGTGGAATCCGTCAACGATTGTATGGTCGGGATTAATCACTATTGGTTGAGTCCAACCGTCTTCAAGAATTGATATTTTTAACAACTTCATTTCTGCAGGAGCAACTTTGTTCGGGTTATAATTGTTTGGCTTTAATAATTCCCTGTCAATCCAATTTATTTCATCTAAAGGCTGTTTCATTTTTTTAATTTTTTTAGTTTATATTTTTCACTTCCAAATACTGCGATTGATTCTTCGAATGTTTTAAACCCTAATTTTTTCTGAGCGCTAATCGCTGCAGATTCAAGAGCAGGTCCTGTCCTTCCTTTGAAATCACCTTTTATGGCTAACTTACAAAGAAAAGCCCAAGACGTTCCTGTCAAAGGGTGAACACTTTCATCAGGTATCGCATCATCTGTTTTGTCATAATGCCTCCCGATTATTGAGTTTATGTTCTTCTTTACAGCGACAATGTCAATCGTATCGTAACTTTCAAGAATTATTTCAATCCATTGTTTGTAGCTTAAATTGTCGGGCTTTGCCTTTTTACCGATTCCATAAAGTTCGGTGTTTGCGTATCTCCAAGCCGTAGCAACTCCCTTAACTCTTGCTAACATTTTGTGCCACATTTCAGGGAAACATTCTGCATAGATCCATAAGCCTCTTAAAGGTTCCTCCCCAAAAGGAGGGCAAACTCTTTGACCTAAAAACTTATTGTGCAACCTTGTTTGGTTAAATATGTCATAAGTCTTATTGTAGTCCCAACCGAATTTATGGACCGCTAACCATACGTCCTCGCTGCTCCAATCATAAATCGGGTGAGCAATTGATGCATGTCCTTCCCTCGCGATATAATTGTCATTCTTCTTTACGCTTACAGCCTTCATACGTCTAAAACTTTCCTGTGTCCTAACTCCTGTTAAGTTTACAGTTAAACCATCACTTCTTCTCGGCTTGGTTGAGCTGAATTCTTGAAAGGAAAGTCCTTTATGAAAAAGAGGGTCTGACGTAATTACGTTTTTAGGTAATTCACGAACCCAAAGGTCTTTCTTTTCGGAGTCCCAACAATACCAAAAAGGTTCTTCATTTGAACAAGCGTTCCTGTGTTTAAATTCAAGACAATACCATTTAAAAGAGTCACCGAATTTCTCGCGTGTCCTTTCAGCGTATTCAATAGTTGGAGGGTGAATTGCTTCCTCATCAAAAAAGTTAATCTCAAATGTCCTACCTAATTTCTTTGCCACTATCTCCGTTAAGTTTAAGACCACTGTGCTGTCTTTACCTGCAGAAAAGTTAACTATAACATTGTCAAACGCTGTAAAAAGGTATTCTATTCTTTCGATTGCTTTTGAATAAACGTCTTGATCAAGGAAATCTTTTTTTCTAACTCGTGCCATTATTTTGTATTTATGTAACTGTTTGCGAATTCTTCACTTTTTGCCCTTTCAATCAAATATTCAGGAGCATAATCCCAAATCAAATCGTAGGTTTGCTTTCTTGAACGAGTCCTTTTAAACACTTCATGAGCCAAAGAAACCCAAGTGAATAAGTGCTTTGAACCATCACTATAACATGAAGGAAAAGGCAAATTGTTTTCTTTAATGTAGTCCCAAACGTCCTGCAGAGTCCAATCTAAAATCGGGTGAACCTGTATAGCCTTTAAACTTTTCTTAAAGTATATCGGAGCAGGAATAGTGTTCTCTTGCTTCCTTCGGCCAAATAGCATAAGCCCTGCATCTGTTTTTTTCGCAAACTCGGGAATTGCTTTCCAATGTCTTTCTTTGTCAAGTGTTGAAGGTCTCCAAGTTGGATTGCAAATTTCAAGGTCCCAAATTTCAGAAAACTTTACAGGGTTTAACGTATTTGAGAAAGTTACATTATATCCATAGTGGTCGGCCAAAAACCTAACTTCATTTTCTGTTTTTTTAGGCAAAAGGCTTAACTCACAAAATCCATCAACTAACCCGATTGTCTGCTTTGCTAAATGACAAGCTATTAAACTGTCTTTGCCACCTGAAAACAAAAAGAATTTATGTCCTGCAGGTGCTTGTGATGCAGCTGTCTCAATTATTTTTCTTGCCGAGTAAATCTTTGACTTATCCATTACTTTGTCTTTATTGAATCAATATTTGCTGCCGAAACTCCGTCAACGATTGTTCTGTTAATCATAGGGTGATTCTCATCTTCTGCTCCAAAATCACTATCAGGGTGAAACGCGATTACGTCCATAGGTTCATCACTTGTGAAAAAACAATGATTTCCTACTTCGTACTTACCTCCGTCAACTCCTGTGGCAAAAGAAACTCCGTCCCAACCTTTTATGACAAATATCATTCCCTGCTTTAACTCTAAATTACCAAATGGAGTAACACAAAGACCATTACCCTTTGCCACCACTCCGATTCTGTGACTCGGGTGGGTGTGAGGTGTTTGTTTAATGTCTTTTGGAAAGTGCAAATGATTGAAACAAGGGTCGCCTTTCTTAACAGGATGTATCAATATACTATCAGTGCAACCGTCAATGTACTTTAATCTGCCCTCGTTCTCTATAGGTCCACCAACTGTAAACATAGCCTTAAAGTTATTTGATGGATAAATACCTTTTGTGTGAAGCACCTCAATTAATATTGCCTTTCCGCAAAAAACGCTTTCAATCTCAAATTCGCCCGAAACTGAAAAGTACATTCCATTTCCGACGTAAAGTTCAGGGAAGTTTGTTCCTTTTATTTTTAAAAGTCCTTTGTAAACATAGCCATAATAAGAGCAATCTTTATCCCCTTTTGGAAAAGAGTTACCTATCACATTGTAATACTTTATAGGATATTCTTTGTTTTTTGAATCATCAAATACTATCCCTGCTCTATCATTCCCAAAAGATATGAAAGCACTATTTTCGCTTCTTGTCATTTTATTTTTTGTTATAAATTCTTATTAATTCCATTAACGCTTCCTCATGTTTTTCAAAAAGAAATTCATGCTTTATTTTATTCAATGTTTCCAAAAGCAAAACCTTGTTAGTGTTTATCATTATCAATTCAAATACTGAATAATTATCTGATGAGGCCGAGGGTTTGTTCTCTACAGGTGCTTTTGAATCCTCGAAATGGTCTTTCATGCTTAAGAAGTCATTGCTTCCTCCTTGATTAATGACGTATTCTTCGATTTCGTATTCTTCACAAATTGCGTTTGTGACGTCAGCGTCCATTACGATGTTTTCTTTGGCAATAATATTGTCTGACAAAGCCATTTCATAAAACTCCTTCGTGCCGGAGTGAATGTCGGTTCTTTTGACTGCGATTATTTCGGTGCCATCGGTTTCAATAATCCTCACTTTTGTGATACCTGCCTTCTCGGCTGTCTCGGTAACTCCATTACCTGCGATAATCTCGTTGTCATTGCTTATCAAGATTGACCTTCCCAATCCATTTTTCTTGATTCCTTCTTCAAGCTTTCTCATTCCTGCAGGAGAATGAACGTTCGCATTTCTTTGATCGTGCTTCAAATCTTTTATTGAATTTTTCATTTTTTTATTTTTGGCAAAAATAACCAAATATTTGAATCAACAAAATTAAGATTCAAGAAGGCTTTGAATATGGTCCTTGGTACTTGCTTTTATAAAGTCAATTCCGAGCGCTGAAACAGTGCTCTTTTTAACGTAGATGACAATTGCTTCTTTTTTATCAACAACTGACTTCCTACCTGCATTAATTCTGCGACCTCCCTGTGTCTTTTTTTCTTTGATTTCCATTTTTTTGAGTATTGAAAAAGGGAGTTTCCCCCCTTTAAATTATTTTTTAAATTTATTTTGTGGCTTTCGCAAATCTTTCTTTATCGAAATTCGGGTTATCCTTTTTAAATGATATTGAAAGGTAACCTACTAAATACGATGCAGCGTCGTTCCCATTTGTGATGCACTTTTCATTTCTTAATGATTTTAAGGCTTCTGCGATTAATTCAAAATGTTTCTTTGTCATTGGTTTGGTTTTTTAGGGTTTATTTTTTATTAACTATCTCAAAATTTCTCCACCAACCACCTATTAAGTGGTTCTCTTTTAAATCATTCGTGGTCATGCATTCATATAGACCTGCTCTGCTTGAAACCTCCTTATTTACGATATATTCGTTTCCTGCAGAAAAGCATTTGCCATTATTAAACATATCTTTTTTTGCTTTAATTTTAATGCTCATGATTTATATTATATTACTGTTGATACTAAAACTCCTGTTCTCGTAAATAACTTTCTGTTTGCAGGACAATTATCGGCATAACCTTCTTGACCTTTATCATTCTTGAATAAAAACTTCTCAACTGTTCCGTCCTCCCTGATAATCACTCTGCAAAATCCATTATTTGTTAACGAGCCACTAAAGGCACTAAATGTATTAAAAAAGTAAAGTCCGTCGCTTGTCCTGTAGGAAGCCCAAAATCTTGCATAGTCATAACCATTTCCTTTTTCGGTAACATAAAATTGAATGTCTTTACTTGCTGCATAGTTTAAAACTTGCTTTTTCCAAATTGCAGGATTGTAATCTTGCTCGGGACGGTTTAACATTTCTTCAACTGTAATCTTGGTAACTTTTAAATTTGCGTTCATTTGATTTGGTTTTATTGGTTTGGTTTTTAATTGTTAATTATTCAACTATTACGCTGAAATTATCTTTGCCATTAAACATACCCCCTGCAATATTAAACGCAAGTTCAAAATATTTTTGTTGCATTTTTATAGGACATGTAAATTGCTTAATTGTCTTTTTGTTTTTCAATATTTTTATAGTTACCATTTGGTTTGGTTTTAGTCGGTCAGCTATATTGCCTTCCGCTCTACAAAGAAGAGTATTCTACTTTGAATAAAAAAATTTTTTTTCAAAATAATTAGAAATAATTTGTAAAGTGCTGCAAATCAGCCAAATATTTTTTTGGATAAATTATACCTTTTTGGTCTTGAAGGCAAAAAGCAATAAATCCGAGATTGTTTAATTCATCTATTCTTGCCTCCTGCAAAGGTTTCAACGAGTCATTTTTTTCCTTGCACTCAATCCAAACTGACTTCCCCTGCTTCATACAAAGCAAATCGGGAAAGCCATTGTCCGATAATCGTATAACCTTTAAGACTCTATAACCTTTTTCGGTCATGATCTTTTTTGTTTTAGTTTGGAAAGGTGATGCCATACTCTTTTATGAATAAATGTTTTGTGAAGTTTTTCTTTTTTTGTACTGTTTTGTAAATCTTTGGCTCAATACCGTCCTCTGAAAATATCCAATAAACGCTGTTTTCAAGCCTCTCCATCGTTGTTAACCTGTCGCGTGACTGCCAATAGCTAACCGCTGAAAAGTCAATGTTAAAGTAAACTAAACAATCGGCCTCCTTTAAAGATATACCTTCCCTCCCCGAAACTATTTGCAGAGCAATCCACTTATCTGACGTTTGGAACTCCTGCAGATTTTCGGTGACCTTTTCGCCCATAACCTGTTTTATGCATTCAAGCTCTGCGACAAACTTATAGAATATCGCAATCTTTTTGCCTTTAAAATAATCACGAATAAATACTCCTTTTGAGTCGTCAATAACCTGCCTCGTTCCATCATCAAATTTTATAGTACCTGAATATAATTGATGCAATTTGCTCATTAACTTTGCACCTGTATCAGCGACTATTTCTTTTTCTTTGCCTCTTACAATAAAGTCAGATTTTAACGTATCAATTAACCTATAGGTTAACGGCTTCATCTTAACTTTTAGAATATTTTCAGCGACCATTGATTGAAATCCTGCTTCTTTTTGGGTGAACCTTATAATGTAATCGTTTATGACAGGCATAATCAATTCCTTAATGCCTCCCGAATAATCGTTGACTGTCGCGTATCCCAAATACTTTAGCTTTATTGCTACATACCTATTCGCCCACTTATAAAAACTACCCTCGGTGAACGGAGAGTGGTTTGATACCCAAAATTGATGATACCATTGGGAATGACTTTCAGGTGTTGGAGTCCCTGACAAAAATATCATTGGGAGACGTCCGTACTTCTTTTTGAACATTGCTGCTCCTTTGCTCGGTTTTGGGAAAGCACCAAACCTGTGATGCTCATCGTGTATCACAAGGTCATAATCACCTGTTTCTTTGTGTTGAGCCTCATCGTTTATAACTTTTAATGTATAGCTATGTCCCGATTTATTAAAGTCCTCTTGAATAGTTCCTATGGCTTTTTTCTTTGTCATGAATAAAACTGACTTGGCGCCAAACAGGTTCGCAATTTGGAGGGCTGTTAACGTCTTTCCGGTACGAACCTCCATTGATAGATAAACTATTCTTTTTTGCTGCAGGACAAGGAGTGCACGATTTGATATTTCTATTTGATAGTCTCTTAATTGCATTTTGATTTGGTTTAAAATAAATCTTCTTCCTCTTTTGGGTCAGGAATAAATGCTCCCTTTTCGTATTTGCTTATTTCATAATACCTTCCAATCAATGGAGTATTCCCCTCTGAATAGTGATAACCATAATATTTGCAATATTCTTCAAGCCATTGTTTAAAACGCTTTTGCGATAACCACTTTTTCAAGTCAGCGTACTCCTCAATTAATTGGTTGAATAGTTCGTTCTTGCTCATTCTCTGCTCGAAGGCAATTACATCATGATTCTTGGTCCACTCATAAAATTCGAATGACGTATTTTTTATAAACTTTCTTGTTTCAATATTGTCAAAGTCTGCCTTAACCAATCCATTATTCAGGTAATATTGTGAACATTGAATCATGTAATTGTCAAACCTCGCCCACTCGGCCTCGTCCCACTCATCGAAAAGTAACTTACCGAATTCCATTAATGGAGTGTTTGCCTCGTTGAAATATCCACTTAATTCTACCTCAAACTTCCTGCGCTCAAAACTTCCTCCGACACCCCCTACAGTATAGTTTGTGGTTATGATTACTTTCGGTGACCTTTGCACAGGTAACTTTATTGCATCTTGACCTTTATATTCAATCGTTATACCTTCAGTGATCAATGAAAAAAGACGTTCAAAGTCA